CTGTCTTGATACTCATTCTGAAATGAAAATGCCTTTTTATTTTCAACATGTACAGAATTATTAAAGAAGTTTTCATAATTCATTACTGTATCATTTACTTTTAATTTAACAAGATCGACACCTCGTAGAACACTAGAAAACATACCAGACGTTATACCAGATAGAACGTCAAAATTGTTCATGAATTCGTATTTTATTACATCTCGTATTTCACTTACTGAGGTATCATCAGGATAGTCAACGTTTTTGATCTTGTATGTATATTTTCCCTTTGATGATCTTTGAAATAGTGTTTCAAGAGATTTGAAATTATATCCTTGCGTATTTTCATAAAACATAAAATTTGCACCAGAACTTTTTGAACTTGCTGATACTGTTCTTGCTGCAAGCCAACCAATTGCAGCAAATGGATTCATATATGGAATAATGATATCATGAATACCAAATGTCGGCTCTATGTTTTGATTTTGTATTTTTTGCGGAGATACGACCAGTTCTTTGATTAAAATGTCTTTAACTATTTCAGACGTTGTTTTACCCCTATAAGACTTTGAAATGCGTCTTGATGCAGATATGATGTTTTCTTCGGAACAGAAATGAAGCACATAAATTTGATTTGAAGTTGTTGCTGATTTTATTTCACCGCCAGTCATTTTATAAATTCTAAAAATCTTGTCAAAAACAACTTCTCTTTCAGAGCCCGGTTTTCCTACTGTTATTGCAATAAATTCAAATCCCGACAACGGAATTCTTGCAAAAAAGTCTTGAGAATCCGACAATGATATTTGTCCAGAAATTGTAGAATTGTATATGTCTTCAAACATAGATAATTCTATTAATTGTGGATATATGTTTATAAACTCACCATTTGTACTAATGATGTTTAGACTTTTTAAGACAAAACTTTTTTCTGAACTATAATCGTTTTCAAACATTATTTGAAAGCAACTTCAACAATTCATCCTCTAATTGAGGAACATAGATTTTATCTAATATCTTTATATTTCTTTTAGCCTCGTTTGCTTCCTCTTCGTAATCATAATATGAAACAGCATTTTTTGTAGTTACTATTGTAACTGCATTTCCATCTTTCAAATTTACCGTTTCAGTATTTGTTGATGCCAAATTAGCATATGTATTATAATCTAATTTATACTTGTCTATAGTCACTGTGCTTGTAACCGAATCTGTTTTTGTAATTATCTTTTCATAATGATGTGTTGTCGTTTTTGCGGTTGAAATTGAACCGTATTTTGACTCAACATAATCCACGAAATTTTCATATTTTAAAGGCCAATCGTAAAATGGATCAACTATATTGTTTGCTAATAATATTATCCAATGACGGTTTGGATTGTCATAATAATTGAATGCTAAGGATTCTGGCGTATCGTTATCTGTAACAGTATATTTGTAGAATATAAAAGTTTGATTTTGAATACTTTCAAGAATTCTCGTTCTTAAAAATATGTCCGTAACGATCTTGACATTTTTAAAACTTGAATCTACAAGATCATATCCTGTTAGGGGAAAATTTTCAAAATATGCCATTAGTAACCCTTGTCTATTGCTTCTCTGGTTATGAGATTGAGTTCTACAAAACTTAGTCTCATTCGTATTTGCACAGGCATACCATCTTCAAACGTTACAAATGAACCCGAAGATGCATAATCAACTTGCACATCTTCTAAAACACAAGTTGTCATTCGAGGAATATTTGTGTTTTCAACAAATCCACCAGTAGTTTTTCTTAAAAAAGTAATTTCAAATTCTGAAGGCGGAAGAAATAGTACTCCGTTTAAAAGCAGTTCTGGTGCTGAATGTCTTCTAAATTCGTAAATTATTTGCCAAACCATATCGGCTTCTTGACGACTTCTTGGCGCAAAAACAAAATCAAAATTAAATTTTCTTAGTTGAGGGGCTGTATATAATACTTCAATTACAGGATTTATAGCATAACCCATTAGCTGCAAACCAGTTTTTATCGCAGGCGTAACGAAAGTTCTATCAATTCTATTTAACATTGCCGCTCCAGCGAGTAGTGTCATTGCTGTTCCGCCTGCTGCAATTGAACCCAACACCGCAGCTGCAGTTCCTCCAGCAGCAGCAGCGCCAAGTCCCAAATCTCCAGATTGTGATTGTATCTTTGAGGCTGCAGAAGCCGCAAGAGTTCCACTAATTCCTAACTTATCAATAAGACTTGCCTGCTCATATTGCTGTCTATTATCAAATACAACACTATCTGGTACATATAATGAAATTGCTCGTTTTACTCTCTTATATCTTCTTGTCAATCCTAATTGACGAGCTGTTAATCTATCCTGTCTTCTAACTATTGGACCTTTTGCCCCATCGGCAGTCTCTACTTCACCGAGTTCTTGTTCACGGCCTGTTTCTAAATCCTTTGATTTTGTATGAACGTTGATATTGAACAACATGCAATGAGATAGATTTTCCATATCAATCGGATAATTATACGCCGAAAACTTAAATTTGTTTTCAGGAAGAGTTGCTAGAGGTCCAGCACCTTGAGATTGATGACCACCTGCAATATCTCTATCATCTTCTCTTATACTAAATCTATTGGGCTCTGCCATCTAAATATCCTATACTCTTTCCATATATTTATCATGTCGTACAAAGGCCGTTTCATTCCAACAAATAGTAGTAAATATCGCGGGGACCCTACACGGATAATATATCGTAGTCTTTGGGAACGTCGTGTCATGGTCTTTCTTGACGTAAACCCGTCCGTGATGCAATGGTCTTCTGAAGAAATCGTGATACCTTATTTCTCGCCAGTGGATCGAAAAGTACATCGTTATTTTCCAGATTTTTATGTCAAAGTACGCGATAAAGAAGGTAAAGTTCGCGAGATGGTTTGGGAAATAAAGCCCAAAAAAGAGTCAGCACCACCAAAGAAAAGATCGCGTATTACTCAAAAATACATATCCGAAGTTGTCACATGGGGAGTAAACGAAGCAAAGTGGAAAGCGGCTGAAGAATACTGTCTTGATCGGAATTGGCAGTTCAAAGTGCTTACGGAAGAGGATCTAGGAATCAAATAAATATATTCATGGCACTAATAGATAGACTACAAAAAGAATTACAGAAACAGAATCTAGCTGTAAGTTCAAACAAGGCTAGACAATGGATCAAAAATAAAGTTAGAGATCTTACCGGTCTCAGACCAAATACGCTCATGCGTGATTTGAAACGCAAACAAACAACCTTTGATTTAGGGGGAATGTACTTTTTTGTATATAATCCCAAACTAAAGGATAATTTACCATTTTATGATTTATTTCCTCTTGTAATACCCATTGAAACGTACTCGGATGGATTTTTGGGATTAAATCTACACTATTTGGCCCCAGTTCCTCGTGCAAAATTACTTGATGCTTTGAGCGAATTTTCTACAAACGACAAATATGATGATAAGACAAGAATAGCCGCGTCATATCAAATGTTGAAGGGCTTATCTAGCACAGAAGCATTTCGTCCATGCTTGAAAAGATATCTTTCACATCACATAAGATCACAATTCTTGCGTATAAATGCAAATGAATGGGATATTGCAATATTCTTGCCAGTTGAAAGTTTTATAGGCGCAAGAAAACAAAAAGTCTTTTCAGATTCTAGAAAGAAATATCAATGAGTTCATCAGTACAAACTTTCATTTCAAGCATAAACAAATATCATAGTCTACAAAGACAAAGTAGGTTCAAGGTTTTTTTTCCCAGCATACCTAAGTGCTGTCCTACATTAGCAGATCTAACTCTAAGATGCGAATCTGTAGATTTACCCGGAAGATCATTTAACACGTTTGATCATAGAACATATGGTCCAATAATAAAGTATCCAACACAATCTTTTTTTAGTGAAATCACCTTAACTTTTTTATGTTCATCAAATAAATCAGGAAGATTACAAGTTAGAGATGACGGACTGGGAATAAGCGGAAGAAGTATATCCAGTCCGCCTTTTACGGGAATGGACGAAAAAGTCACTTTTGAAAATTGGATGAATTATATAAATTCTTATCCATCAAGATCTAGCACTCCACAAAATCAAGTGTATCATAACTTTAGATATAGAAATGATTATGTTGCACCAATCAATATAATTTGTTATGATACCTCTGACGTAGCATCATATATGATGGATTTTGAAGAAGCATATCCTATTGTAGTTAGTCCAGTTTCAATGACTTGGGGTAGTGAGGAAGTTGCTAGAGTTTCTGTAACGTTCACATATAAGTATTTTAGATACACGAACATGTGCGAGTGCAAAACCGAAGAACCCATACTATACGCAACAACACAGCAAGAGGTT